ATTGATACCACCTGCAGACTTAGATGAACTTTCTACTGTTGGTAGCCAATAATCATATGCAAAATTAACAGTAAATGTTTCAATTTGATTTTGATTGTCCCAATCTAGTGCAATTGCGCTAATATTAGTTGGGAAAGCTCCATACATTGTATATTGGCGAATCAATTCGCCATCTTTAGCATATTGATTGATTGATAGTGCTGTTTTATATGCCTCGTTATATAGTGCTGGGTCACGAACATTTGATTGTAGGCGATTGATACCGTCTGACCAAAGTTCGAACATTGAACGAACTGAAAAATCTTCGTCGTTCATTACAGTAACATTCCAATCAGTAAACGTTCTTTCGCCAGCTAGTTTGATTCTACGACCAAAATATGGTACTTCTATAGTGCCAACTTGTGATGGAGGTAGTTCAGATGATCTGCAAACGAAAGAAAATTTTGAAACTGTAACTGTGTTAATACCTATACCGGCAGGAACACTAAGTGTGATATTGAATAACGAAGGTCTTGCGCCACCATATGTTAAACCTTGTGATTTAAATGTATTAATATTAAATGGCATTTTAATTTACTCCGATTTGTTTTTTATATATTTATAAGAATTTGTTAAACCTCTGGGGTGTTAACCCAGAGGTTTTGTGGATAAATTAATAATTGCCAACAATTTGAGAGAACTGTACACCAGTTGGCACAGCGATAAAGTTTAGTTGTATGAAATCGATTGCGCGAGCAGGTTTAATATAGATATCGCCAACGAATTGATTTGCATCAACAACTGATGGAGGATTGTTAGTTGTATCACAAACTACTAGGAAGTCATAGATACCACGCAAACCTTGAATTGATCTCAAATATGGAGTTACTAGATTGACGAATTGCGCTCTAGTAAATGCATCATTGAACTCGAATAGATAGTTTTGTGCAGCTTTTGCAATCGCTCTTTCAAGAACAATGAACAATCTGCGGACATTGATACGGCTAAATGCAGTGCTAACGCCCAAGAATGTTGCATCACCATATAGTATGGTTCCTCTACCGGGGAATGTTACTACTGGATTAACGTAATTGCTGAACAATAGATCACGATCTGTCTGTGTTGGATTATATGCCAATTTAATTGAATTATTAATTTGACCTCTTGTAAATCCAGCAGGGGACCACCAAGCATTATTTGTCTGGTCTGTTCTTGCGCACAATCCCGCAATATCACCATTTAGAGGAATCCAACGATTTACATTGTTGAATTGGTCGTACTGATACTTATAACCAGTATCTACAACAACATATGATGTAGACTGAAGATTGTTTGTCCAATTCAAAATTGATAATGCTTCTTGACCAGAATTATTCAACATTGTTCCTTTATCGGGAGATACGAAAAGAACGCAATCTTTACGTTGTAGAACAACATTTGAAAGAATATAATTAGCCAATTGATATGAAGTGCTACCAAGACCAACTGTACCACCAGATGGACGGCCCTGCATAACTAAGTCAATTGTTACATTTTCTTTGTTTGCGAATTGGCTATATCCAGCACCTAAAGTTGAAAGTGGTGCATTTACTTCACTGTAACCAGCATTACCAAGAATTAGGTTATATGATCCGGGCGTATAATTTGATGAAGATGTAATATTAAGAGCATTTGCAGTAGCAGCCCCTGAACGATCGTTACCCCACCAAATATACTGAGAATTTTGATTGATTATTGTAGCATAGTAATTACCAGTTCCATCTGGATTTTGTGCATCATATGCTCTTGATACATTTTTATATGTTTCAAGAACTGCACCGGGAATTCCAGTAAACTGACCATTATTATCTACTACAACAACGTGCATAAGGTCGTTGGCTGCTGTGTTGCCGTTTGTTTGGACCCAATTTGATTGGCCGGGAGCAACGCCAACAGTATTATAATACTGCCAAAATCTTTGTACTGTTGCAGAAGATGTATTTCCATTAACGCCGCTCATTCCATTTACACTATATGCAGTATGTAATGTATATGGAGCTTGTAAGTTGAATGTTACATATGCAGCAGATGAATTTTGCTGGACAGAACCGATATTTGAAATTGAAAGATAATCATATCCAGTTGCAGCATTACCAGCAACGATATAATCTCCAACAACAAATTCTTCTGATATTGTTAAAGCAACGTTTGCTAGAATAACATTAGAAACTGAAGCATTTGCATTAAATACTAGAGTTGCTGTATTTGAACCAATTGATGTTGAGAATACGCCGTAATATAGATTACCGGTTGATGCGTTTGCTGTTGCAGAAGTAGCATTAGCATATCCAACCAATTGAACATTTGAGCTAAATGCAGTGGCGCTATCGCAAACTGAAACTCTTAACGAATTACCAAAAGAACCGGGCCATTTTGCAACATAAATTACATTTGGATCAAAATTACTTCCACCGGTGCTATAATTTGGTGCAGAAACTGTATAATAATAACTTGTGTTAACAACAACTTGGTTTACCAAATCAGAAGGAGTAGCAAGAGTACCATTTTGAATTGCCAAAGCGTTGTATGCTGTTCCGGGATTTCCAAAGGTAAATTCTACAGCAGAGTTTTGGAAAGTATTAGCTGATGTTGATATTGCAGTTGAGTTGATAACAGTAATTGTTTGATTAATACCAGATGGATATATACTAGAATTGCTTGACAAAGCAATATACATACCGTTTGTTAGTGCGTTTGTGTTGCCTGAAGTAATGGTAAATATATTATTTGAAACGCTTGAATTGGCACCAGAAGCAGTAAATGATAATGCGGGTGTAGCGCCAGTCGTATTTGCAGTACGTACAACATACATAGTATTTCCATAGCTAAGGAAGTTATATGCTGTAAAAAATGTTTCTGGATTAAGATTTGTTGGTTGCCCAAAAGTATTTGCCAATGTAAATTGATTATTGATTAATGTTAGCTGATTAACCGGACCCCAATTGAAAATACCAGCAATTGCGCCAGCAGATGTTGATACTGTTGGAACTATCTGTGTATAATCATATTCTGTGGTAATTACGCCGGGACTTAATTGAGTTGGCATTTATTTTCTCCTTCGATATGAGAACATTGAAAATATTCATCAATATTTATAAAATCACATATTTAAGAGCTAAAAATTTTCTGTCGTATTCCACATCCAAGCTTCAGGTACTAATTTTTCATAAGAGTCATCAACGAAATCATTTCTTCCATTATCAACAAAACCAAATGGAGCTAAATCTTGTTCAATGTCTTCTTCTGTTTTTTCTCTTAATGACATTAATGTGTTGATATTTGTATAATCTTTAAAATATTGCTGTTCCGATAACCACGAAAAAAGAACTAAACATATAACCAAATCATCATGATTTCCTGGCTCTGCTTCATAGGAAGTTCCTTTTTTGGAAAATGTAGCAAGCTCGGCAATTGTATGAAAATCGTTGATGATTAATTGATTTTGTTCTATCAGAAGCTTAAGAATAGAACATCCTATTGATTTTACAACTTTGGTTGTTCTTATACCTTTATCAATATCTTTTCCACCAAATCCGGTTGTTATTCTTTTACCGGAACGACCAGCATTTTCGGTAAACAATACATTATCATAACTGAAATCATAATGTAATGTATGAGATACTTGTTCACCTATATCATTAATTTCAACAAGTACGGCAGCATTATTATATGCTTTAGCGACTCTATGTATAACTTCTGCATAATCAACAGGAGTAACAGCATTATTTCTATACAATCCAACTTGTTGATACGGCATTTGTGTTACATCTAATAATTGAAATGCCGAGTAATCTAATCCCTTACCTCTAGAAACATCGCATACCATCAAATATACATGATCTTTTTGTGGCCCGATATATTGTATAAGACCTTCTTTTTCCATTATAGGTGGACGTGGAACTAGTTCTTTTAATTTCCAACCAGCAATAAGAGTTCCTGAACTGCCTAGAAATTCTGTTTCATGTTCCTGTGCGAACTTTTCTAAATCGAAGTTCATACCCGCAAGTATGTTTTGTTTCCAAGTATCGTCTCTGCCAGGAACATCTCGCCATGATACTCTTATACCTGCATAACCATTTAAATTTTCACCGGCAGAACTGTTTATCCATGTTTTATAAAAATGATT